CCGTCACCGCTGCCACCGCCAGCAGACGAAATAACAGAACCAATACTTGAACCCAAACCGTAACTACCTGCAACCGTGTCGGTTGAACTACCAGCACCACCAGCACCAATTGTTATAGATTGGTTTGCACTCAAATAAAGTGTTGTGACCGTTGTGAAACCAAGCACACCGCCACCGCCACCGCCGCCGCCTGCACGAGTCGATGTACCGCCGCCGCCACCGCCGCCGCCTGCAACTAACAACACATCAAATAAACCTGCCTTAGTAACTGTCAAAGTGCTGTCAGTTGTAAAAGTCAAAAGAGTGTAATTTATGCCGCCAACCGTAATGCTCGATGATGAACCGCCCGAACCTACACCGTAAGTAGCGCCCCCACCGCTAAAAAAAATAGCAGCGCCAGCAGAAGTGAAGTACAGCGTGCCGCCCCCCCATTGCGCCAATGCTAAAGATGAAGCCGTCGTTACCGTCGCCGTGCCAGCCGTGATAGTGCAAGTTGACGACGAAATATTCTGAATAAATAAAGTGTCGCCAGCGCTAAATAAATCTGTGTTAACCGTAACCGTGCTTGCGCCCGACACGTTCATTACAATTCGCGTGCCTTTATCCGCTGCGACAAGTGTGTAACTAGCGGTCTTAGTGCTAACTGTCCAGTTGTAATCGTTTGCCTGCAAACTGTCCATTTGCGCGGCCGTCAAAATTTGGCCTGCTGAAAAATCTTGTATCGCCATAGTGCCTACTTTAACCTAACGCGTTGTCTGCCGAGATGATACCAAACGTCAAATCGTCTAATATGAACTGGTAAACGATTGTGGTTGGTGCGGTGAAATAAGTGACCGTATGCCCTCGATCGACGTTAATTGTGTGTTCTATGCCCTCAATGCTTAGGTTTTGGGCTAGTGACGCTGGGTTTGTGCCGGGCGCAAACGATTTCTCAATACTAATTGTGTCGCCAATATCGATCGTGGCAACCGTGTCGCGTTGAGCGTTGGTCATCATGGCGAACGCTGTGTTTAGCGACGTGAAACGCGGTTCGGGTAGTGGGTCTAGCAGGTAGGTTGCTAGGTCTAGTGCGGCCGCGTTGCTGTGCAACAAACTGTCGGTAAAGCTTTTGGTTTGTATAAAGTACAGCGCTTGGCTACCTGCGTCGTCGGCAACTTGCGCCGTTGTGTTGCCAAGTATTTGCACGACGGCTCGATTAGTTACTTGATCAGCCTCAAATGTTATGCCTAAACCGTTGTATTTGATTTTTGTGCCGTCGTCGTGAAAGTCGGCTACGGCTGGGTCGAGCGTTGTGCCAACACGCGGTTGAAATGTTAAATCGCCGTCACGGGATATAAATAACCTGCCTTGTTCGGCCTCGTTAATTTGTGAGCAATAACCCAGCGCGTTAGTTGATTGCGGAATGGTGAACGCCGCACTACCGCCAAGCGTTTGCGTACCCGTCGAAATGTTGCGTGTTGCTGCTGGATAGTCAATCTCGGGTCGGTCAAGAATTGCCGTCAGTCGAGCGCTAGACAACTCTTCAACTGGGTTAAACCCGTCAATAAATGTTTGTGCCAACAAATAAAAATCGTCAGCACAATAAACGGTAACGGTATCTAAACCGCCAAGCGCGAAATTGTAATTGAAATTAACGATCACACCTCTAAATAAATATTCTTTGACGTTGGTTGCGCTGTATCGTGACAATCTGACTTTGCGTAACGGTGCGAGACCCGGTTTTGCGGTCGTTGAGTCCCAATACGGGCTGTCTTGATCGAACGGCATAAAAATGCCAGTTGTATCAAGCATTGTAAACGTCATTGTGCCTGCGCTGAACTGGTCGCCTTGATCGCGGCGGCCGCGTCGCACGTTGACTTGGTTTATGCCGTCGAGCACACTTGCATAGTTTGTTGTACCGTCAAGAACATAAGTCGTATTGTCGAGTACGCCTGCTGTGGCTGAGTCAAGCAAGAAAGCGTCTTGAACGAACCCTGTGTCAATTTCTAGTTCATAGTTGCCGCTTGCAACTACCGCTACGCCTGCCATGATTAGGCAATCTGTAGATCAAGTGGGCCATTGCTGCGCTGATACGCCAACAAACTGTTTAACACGCTTTGCCCGATTTCGGCGCTGGTCGATATACCGCCTGTGACGTTTATTGTGACGGGTGCGCTGTCTCGTGCCGCGATACGTTCAGCCATACCGTATGTCGTTAATGCACCGATTTGCGCGCCACCAAGACCAGCAACACCGAGCGACACCCCAGCAGCGGCGGCGCTCGCTGGTTTAGCGGCAGCCGCAGGGCCACCGCCGATCGGTGCGGTAATCGCTGGTATACCCTGAATTGACTCTCGAGCCATACGGTCAGCCGTACGAGTATCAGCAGTCACCGCAGTCGATACGCCACTAGCGCCACCGATACGACCCAAACTGATTTTGCCAATCTTGTTGATATCCGTAAATGGGTTAATCAGGTTTATGCCATCAATAATTATGTTGATTGCACCAATAAACGAATTAGCGAAAGTTTCAAACCCGGCAATCAGAGTGTTTAACACAAAATTGACGACATTGCGAAAGCCCTCAAATTTTGTGTACGCAACCGCGAGCGTGGTTACGAGTGCTGCGATACCGACCGCGATCAACGTGAACGGGTTTGCGGCCATAGCAAAATTAACTGCCAAAATTGCGGTCGCGATACCAGCGATAGTTGCTGCAACGATCTTAAATGCTTTAGGGTTCTCGACCGCCCATTGTGCCATTGCTTTAAGTGGTGGCAATATCGCTTGCACAACTGGCAACAAACCTTTACCAATCTCAATTTGCAAATTTTGTAGTTGTGCTTTGAGTATTCGTTGACTGTTTGCCAAACCGTCGCTGGTACGGGCAAAGTCGCCTTGTGCGTCAGTTGTTTGTTCGTAGATAACTTTTTGCGCTGCAAGCACCTTTTGTTGTGCTGTCAACGCACCGTTACCGTCATAGATACCTAACGACATTGCTGCCGCTTTAAGTGACGCGTCGTTTAACAAAACGCCGTAACGTCGCAACGGTTCTGCTTCGCCTCGAAGTGCTGCACCTATCGCGTTAATAGCGTCCTCAGGGCTTGTATTATTAAATGAAGCAAGGTCTGACGCAAGCGCCGTAAAATCGTTGGAAAACTTAGCAAGTTCTACACCCCCTAGACCAGCCGCTTTGCCAAACGTGCCGAACGTGCCGGCAGCTTGCAAAACGGCGTTTTGTGATTGACCTAACGCTGTGGCGGCGGTCTTAGAAAAATTCTCAATTTCTTTCGCACCTTCGCCAAAAATAACATTGACTTTGCTTAGATTTTCCTCTAAATCTGACGCGGCTGATATTGCTGGGCCTGCCGCAGCCGCCAAACCAGCGAGCGCAGCCGCCGCAGGTATCGCCGCTTTTTTGATTGCAAACTGTGCTTTTTCACCTGCAGTTTCGAGTTGCTTAAATTCTTTGATTGCTTTGTCAATGCCTTTGCCGTCAAACTCGGAAACAATGGGTATCGCTAATGCCATGTCAAACCTCTTTTTGCACAGTCTTAATTGTGTCCAAAATCATTTTGGTCATCTCTGCTTCAATGCCGCGTCGCGCTTTGTAAACGGCTGGCCCGATCAGTCGAGTGCGACCAGCACCAACAAACCCAAGCGCGTTACCAAGTTTGTTTGCGTTGGCTCGACCTGCCGCTTCAAAGATTGCTGCCGCCGGGTCTTTTTGCTCAATCAAAATCACGCCCACCGCACCTCGACGTGTGTCAAATCGCATTTTTACACCGTTGACCGCTTTGCCGACCGTGAACGGAAATAGTTTGCGATTGCGTTGTGTCCAGTTGTATTGCATACCTGACAACGGCACTTTTGTGTAAACGGCTTTAGCGGCGTTAATTGCTGGTTGTGCTATTTCGGTTGATTGCGCTTTAAAGTCTTTTTGCAGTTGTGGGTCGATTTTGCGTAGCCCGTTGATCGCGTCTTTTACACCGACAATTTCAATAGTTGTAGTTGCTGGCATACGCGTCACCTCTTTTGCTTATTTAATACTGTAATGACCGTGATTAGGTCGCGCGTGTCAAACTCGATATTCGTAGGCCAGTACCCTGTTGCAACTAACAATTCGGCTAGTTGCCGTCGGTAACTGCCTACGCCGTAAGGTTTGGGTCTGTCTCGTCAACCGCCTCAATGGTCATGTTCGGGTTTGCTTTAACCCAATCACGATATGTTGCAGGCATTTTTTCGCCTTGCAGTTTCAACAAATGGTATGCCCAGCAAACTAAATCGCTGTAGCCAATACCCTTACCGTCGCTCGTTTTACGGTTCTCGGTTCGCTCCCATTCGCAAATAACAAACATATTGGTCGTTAGTTCGCGCACCTCTGTGCCATCACCTAGATCAACTTTTAATTTTAATCTCATTTGTGCTTGTCCTGTTCTCGGCCAGTTAAGGCACGTTTATGGTGTTGTATCTGCGACGTATGTGCCACCCATGAACTCAATGTCATAGGTTGACAATTCGCCCAAAGTGGCGTTCACGACTGGCAACGCACTCAAATATGTGTTGGTCAATTCAAATGCCGGGTTTGTGGCGCTGATCGTTGCGTCAACTGGGGTCACTCGAATAAAGCATTTTGTGCCGACAAGTGCCGACAAAGTTGCATAAGTTTCTGACGCTGCATAAGACGCATAGACCGTTAATGTGGCGCTGTTTGATTGAAGCCCAGCTGTGTTGGTGCGAGCTGTTGAACCGAAAGCTGTGTCCTCAAGTGCTTCGACGTTGTAATTGACGACGCATGATGAAACTTGATCGGTGATATCCACGACTGAACCGCTGCTAGCCCCGACTTCGACTTTCGGGTTGCTGAGATAAGTGCTTGTTGCCATTGTTACTCCTTAAGTGTCTGTAATAGTTTTACCATATCGCAACCGTGACCGTGTGTATGCTCACGCGGTTTGTGCTTGTACGCCAACTGCTAGGTCGTAGCACGGGTATTCTTGCCCGCCTATGTCAAGTGTGCCGGGGCGACCTGATATGACGATTATTGCTGACCCTAAAACGGTTGCGGTGATTTGCAATATTTCGCGCAACACGGGTAGCCCTGCTGGGCCACTACCGACAATTTTGATCGGGTAGTCCATGCGTACGATGTTGCCGTTGCCAGCGATCGTCGTAAAACTTGGCGCTTGAATAAACACACAATTCGGCACAAGTTTGGTCGGGTCGGTTACAACGCGTAGCCCTGAGACGGCTGTCAGCGTTGCGCTGAGATCGTCTAGCGTCTCGTTGAATAAATCGGTGTATGGTGCGGGCATCAGGCAACCGCTGGTCGGTCAATACCTAACAACTGTTTAACGATCGGCGTTAGCGATTGCTGGGGTGCTGTACCCATGTTGTCAAACGATGCAAACACGTTTTCGAGCGAGCCACGCGAACGCCACAACGCCGCCGCGTACATCAAAGTGCCGAGCGTGACATCACCGCTGGGCGACGTGCTGAGGCTGTCGTTGTAGCCTGCCTCGGCTCGTCGGCGACTTGCAAACTGGTTCGAAGCTGACACGGCCTGCGTAATTAGCGTGTAATCATCTGACGGGTCAGTAATTGACACACCCAAATAGGTGACTAGGTTTGCTGCCGTAATCCACGTGCAGGTCGGTGTAAACGCGACTGTGCCGGTGTAGATCGCAACAAACTCGACTGGGTTGCCTGTGCAGGCGTAAAGCAGTTGGTTAGCGATCGGTTGTGTTTCATCAAATGTCCATTCGCCCGTAACGCTGTCTATGCCCGTGTATTTGTATTGCGGGCAGTTCAGTACCGTAAACGTGCCGTCAAACGGTGCGCCTAAACTGCCGACAGTAATGCTGTCGCCTACCTGTATTTCGGTTGGCTCGAGCGTGGATATGCAGGCGTAGTTATTTAGTAACTGTTTTGACGCTGTTAGATATGTTGCCATAGCGGTTAGGCCGCTATGCGATTAGGCGATCGCGATTGACTGGATAAACGACGACTTCGCAACAAAGGTTGCAAAGTATCCGTAGTACGAGAAAGTGCGCGACAATGTTGACGGTACTTCTACCGACATGATGCCTTTCTGTTGTTCGTACACCTCGAAGCCCGGTGCGTAAACAACGAGCATAGTGCTTGCAGCGAAGTTGTTGTCAACTACGAGTTGCAGACCGAGTGGGTTCATCGAGTTGTAGGTCAGGTTGCCTGATGCTGTACCCAAACCGTTTTGTTGCACGATGTTTTGGCCGTTTACTGCTGGGAACAATGGGCGCTTGCTGCTGTCCAACTGTGACCCAAGTTTTTCCCAAACATCAGGTGACACAAACAAGTGAGTTGGGAAATAGTTGCTGTCCTCTGCAATTTCTCGTGCAGCGTCAAACAACGAGTTCACCAACGATGTTGGGTCGCCTGCTGTAACTGTCCATGTCGAACCTGACGCGGTTTTGCCTGCAACCATGTTGTCGGCTGCAATGTTGTCAGTTGCGATCAGGTATTCGCCTGCAAGGTCGTTCAAGATCAAGTTCATTGCGGCTGGGTCTGTGAAGTCCATGTCTTGTACCGACAAAGTGACTTGGCCTGCAACGGTTGTTTTTGTGACTACGTTGCTTGCGATCACCATTGTTGTTGCTGATGCTGCCGCACCTTCGGTTTGTGTTGCTGCCGAAGTGTGCGTTGTGATCGTTGGGCGAATAAATGTTTTGCTTGGTGTGTTTGGCATTGCTCGAGCGCCCAACGCTGATACGACTGGTCGCACGAAGTTGAGGTCTTGGAATAGTGGGCCAAGAACCGGCTGAGGTAAGAGCCCGGGCGTATCTGTCGTGGCTATATCGCCCGCCGCTGCTTGCAACGCGCTTTGGTTTTTGCGGTTAGCAGATTGAAACGCGTTATTTACTTTTGCGAACGTGTCGCCGCCGATGTGCATAGCGGCAAGGTATTCGCCTGCGCTTGGCATCTTAAATTCTTGTTTTGGTTGCGCCCACAATTTGTCAACTGTTGACTGTGCTGCTTCAACTACTGGTGTTTCGATTTTGTCGCTCATGGTTGTTTCCTGTTCTGTGTCTTGTTCTGATTGTAACTCTACTTGTGGCTCGGTTTCGTGGATAGTCTCGTCGGGTGCGCTGGCTGCGACCTCGGTGATGACCGCGCCACTAAACGCGCCTTCGCTGACTAGCGATAATTCTGACCAGTTGGCGGTCTCGACGATCATTACGCCTTCCTCGTCGTAACTAAATTTTGTGGGTGTTACGCCGACCGACACGGCATCAATAACGCCGTCATTGGCGAGGGTAAGTGCCTCGTCGCCTAGTCGAGTGGCGCTGATTTTGGCCGTAAACATCATGCCCTGCGGGGTGTCCACGCGCTCAACGACTTTGCCGACGATTTGGTTGCTGTCGTGTTGCATATAAAGTTTCGGGTCGCGCCCCGTGACTGGCAACGACCCTTGCAAAAACCGTACCTTTGTACCGTCGTTGACGGTCGCTGTTTCGTCGTAGGTGACTGCTACGCCTGAGATTGAGCGCGACGGCAAGCCCTCTGCCGCCGCTGCGTCAACCGTGATCTGTGTGGGGGTTAATCTGATCATAAATTTTATAGTACTCCATTTGGTATCGGGGTTTCGGAATTGTCCTCTCGGTAATCACTCATCGAGTATTCGCCCTTGAGGTAGTCCTCAACGTCAAATTCGATGTATGTGCCGTGTGGTAGCACGTTGTTTTGGCTGAGTGTGCCGGCAATGCAATCTGCGTAAGCACGTACGCCAAATGTCCACAAGTCCATTCGCGCTTCGGCGCTTGACTGGTACGAGTACGAGCCGACCGATACGCCTGCAAGGTATGGCGGTATGTTGCACAGTCGCGCCATTTCCATTGCTTGAAACTCTGCGCTTTCAATCAGCAACATTTTGTCAGGACTAGTAAGTGTCTCTGTGTAGGTAACAAATTCGTTTAACGCGGCGGTTTGGTTTGTTGCTCGAGCCGCATTAAACGCTGCTGCTAGATCGGCTAACTCTTGTGCGCTTAACGGCTCGCCACCAGTCTGACGCAAAATGCCTGCCGGAATAGCCGACGATGAATTTCTGAACCGTGCGGCCTCAAGTTGTAACGCTGTTGCAATCGCTTTTTCGCTCATATAAACAATGCCCTGTATCGGCGACAAAAATTGCACAACATCGTTTGCGTCTAGGCTGCCGCCTTGAAAAACAATTTCTTTTGACGGCGCAAACCAAACCGGGCCTGACTGATCAAGTGTTTGTACCATTGCGGCAGGTAGTCGAGTAAACGACGCTGGGTATCCGTCAGCGGTACGTGACGTGATATACCAAAATGCGCGACCAAAGAAAAATAGATCGTCAAATGTCCACGACATAATAAAACTATTTGGCAATGTTGGGTCTATGCGTCGCAACCAAGTGCGCGGCGCTAGTGGCACTTTTTCCATTTCGTCGCCATTCCAAATTTCGTTGTACATTTTTAATTGCATACAACCAAGAACCGATGCCATTAAATCGCGCGCTCGACTGACGGTAGGTACGCTCATTGCACGATTGCGCGCGTCGCCCTCAACGTACGAGTAATACTGGCCGATCATTTGTGCGCCGCCATTGTTGACGCTGTTTGTGTAGTACCCGCCTGCGGCCGCCGCTTTAGTTGGCTCAGGCGATATCGCCGCCTTATTTACTGACCGTGAAAATATCGCCATGCTGTAAGTATGCCACCAATTTATTTGACGGGTGTTGATAGGCGACCGCTAAGCGTCAACCGAGAAAGTAAGAACCTAACGGCCGCCCGACACGATACTAGCCACCAGCAACAACGATCATCGGTTTGCCTGTTGCGGTCGGTCGTGACGCGAGCGCCGCTGACCAAACCAAACACCGCGCCAACTCGATCGGGCCGGGTGATCGCTGGCTAGATAGCGCGATGCTGTTTTGTGACCTGACTGCGACGGCTCGTTGCACGTGTTCAGCCAACATATTTTCGCCCGTATGCCAAAGTAGTTTTTCGTTGATCATTGATTTGATGCGCGGCGTAAATTTGAGTATTTCGCCGTAGCCGACAACTGCCCTGCGACGCTCAAGTGCTAACGGCCAATGAATATCTATCGACGGTGATATAGCAAATTTGATTGCCGTGTTTTTTGCTAGGCGCTCGACGTGTCGCAACATTTCGTCGTACGTGTCGCAAACAAATTCAACGGTAACGACGGTGCGCCGATCGTCAAGCACAACGGCTCGGGTTGCAAAGTATCGGTCGTCGGTCAGGCTGGTTTCTATGGCGACTGTGCCGCCGTCAGGCATCGGGTCGGTGTACTCAAGTTCAGGCCACAGGCCGGGTGATATCCAACTTTTGTCGCTAGCAACCCATAAATTACACGACGCGCGTAAGAAACTTGCGCGATCAGGGTTTTCACTCTCAGCCTCAATAGTTTTTAGGGTTAGAGTTTTGCCGAGCGCTGGGTTTGCCCAGCCCCATGCGCGACTATCCATAGGCGATATGTCAGGCGGCGGCGACCACTCAGCAAAATAAAGCGATGACGGCTCGGCACGGTCAATAGATCGCAACCCCTGCTCACGCCAACGCTGCATCGCGGTACTTGCCTCTGTGCCAGCCGTTGACCATGCGCTTAGCAATGGTGATCGGCGGGCGCGTTGGGCTGGTAGTAAACCGCCGTCAATGACAGTCGAGCCAATATCCCAAATTTCGTCGGCAACGATCAGGTCGCATGACATACCGTGACCGACGCTCGAGTTGGCTGCACGGATAAACCACTTTGACCCGTCGGGCATGGTGACTTGGTTGCGACCGTACGACCGCATCAGTTTTGCACCGAACCGCAACTCGAGAATATCGGCAAGTTTGTCGTAGAGCATGACCGCCAAGTCAAGACGGTGCGCGGTACTCAACACGGTTTGCGGTGTGCCCCGGTGCTTAGGCATCTCGGTCAGCCACCAACCAACCAACGCCGTCAACGCAACGGTCTTACCGTTTTGCCGAGCCGTGCTAACCATTGACATACGATGCAAAAAATCCCCGTCGCCGTCAAAAAGAAGCTGACCGTCAAGAACCCTCTGCTGCCAAGGCATCAACTCAATACCCAAATGCTGTAAAGCCCAGCCCCCCACCTCAGCCCCAAACGAACCAGCCGCATCAGGCCACATAGTCTCCAGTCGAGGCTGATCACGGCCAGTTACCGCCAGTTCAGGCTGATCAAGGTCATCTGAGATAATCCTGAGTTGGGTCGGGGTGATTTCTTTTTTTTCAGTAAAAAAACGGTTTGGTTTTGTTTCGCGTATGCCGTTTTCGCGCATTGCTTCGGCTCGAATGGTCTGTCGTATTTGATTGCGTTGGGTTACGTAGCGATGACCGAGGGTGTTGTTGCATTTTGCGCAAATGCCTCGAAGGTTTGATAGTTCGTGTCCACCGCCTGCGTCTATTGGGATTATGTGATCGACTTGTGTGCTGGGTTGCCGGTTGCAGACGGTGCAGGTGGGTTGCTCTCGTAAGACCACCCCCCTATTTTTGGTGTACTCGTAGTCGTGGTGGCTTGTCATGCTCACGCCCTCGCGTTGCTCGGTTGTGCTAGCGCGCGCTGTCGCGCTTGCTGATGTTTGTTAACGCTAACCATGTTGTCAACTTTATGTTTGCGGTTTGTTTTCAGTATGTCAATCTTGTTGCTGTGATAAAAGCCTAATGCGCTATGCCCCCCGTCGTCTGCCTCACTCGACACCCTAACTCTTTAACGCAATTTGCCTGACCACGTGTTACCACGTGCGTCATCTACCCACGTTGCCGTGTGTTACCAACCGCGTTGCAACACGCTTAGGTCATGCCCGTACTTGAATTGTGTTAATTATTTAGGTTCTCGATTATCCCACCAAATGCGCTTGGCAATCTGCTCGGCTGCCCAACGCAAATACTTGTGTGCCTCAGTCTCGTCGTCGGTCGGTTTGCTCATTGCCTTCAACAACTGCTGGCAACGCAACACGCCCTCAAGCAATTCAACGTCAGTCATGTTATGAGAGTTGTTCTAATTCGTCTGTGTACAAATTGAAAGTGTCAGGTGCCATGTCTTTGCCATTGCATGAATAAGTGCGTTGTTCATCAGATTCCATAATGTGATGAAAATTTGCATCAAATGCTGTGATTGCGTGGATTCGATACTCACCATGTTCTTTTTCGCTACCTTTTGCTTTTGTAATCGCCCAAGCAATTACTTGGCTTTTTATTGCTTCACCTGGGTTTTCACGGTCATGACTTGCTGCGCATATTTGCCATGTGTCAGGTAATGCCGGAATTATTACTGTGTTTGGTATTGTCATTGTTTTCTCCTCGGTTGTTTGTTTTTATTTTGGTTCACTTGCTTTTAACGCGTCAATTACTTTACTAACATCACGTTTCGTTAACTCACCCGACGTTAACACCTCACGCCCCAACGTGGCGCTGATAAACGTTTTTAGATCGTCGCCTTTAAGCCCCTGCCCGTTAGCCAGCGCCCGCATCATGCCCATTTGTTTAGGTGTCGCATACTCGACGTGTGGTTCATCGGGAAATGGCACTTCGACATCGTGCATCGGTACAACTGGTGCAAGCCTGCCAGTCGGTTGACGTGATTGCGCGGCCTCAACCTCGTTACGTGACGCAATCGACTTACTGATACCGAACCCCATGTATCCGAGCGCACGACCCAACGCCGATGTGAACCCGACCTCGTTTTCACTCATCTTTGTGTACGGCGTACGACCGGGGTATATCTCACACGCTGACGCGATCGCTGGTATCGGGTCGGCAGCGTCACGCCACACCGTCACCGTGCAACGAATAAAACATGATTTGTCAGGCATCTCAATAATTTCGCGCTGAGTTTCTTGTATGCGTAGATCAGGGTATTTTTGTAGCGCCATGCCGAGACGTGTTGGCACGTCAACATAATTGTCAAGATTAAAGCCCGTCATAGCGACTGCCATATTGTTAAACGTTGCGCGTGATCGTGTTCGCCGCCACGCTCAGCATAAGCAATCTCACCCGTGTTACGAATAACGCCCTGACGTTGGGCAACCAGTAGTCGAGCGGTCATGCCCTTAGTAACCGGGAATGACGCGCCCAACTCGTACCAAACTTGGTCGGCTGTAAAGCGTGGCAACATACGCGCCATTTTGCGTATCGCCGCATCAACGCGATCTTGTTGCTCGGGTGTCCATTTCGCGTTTGCGCTGGCTTGGCTTTCGGCCATTGCGATACGCATACGGTTTTTGTCGTGTTTAGTAAGCACGGTGCGCCAACTTTTCAAGCCGATTTACTTCTGCGTCGCGTTCTTTAACTCGAGCGTCAAGATCGCTAATGATGCTCAACAAGTATTTGATCTCGATACGTGTTTGGTTTAGCACGTCGATTAACTCGCCGTCGTCTAAAACGTTGCGGTCGTCAATTTCGTGTTGGATTGCGCGTAACGTGCTACGCGCCGCCAATTCCCACGGGTTGTAGATCGGCACTTTGTTTTGTGTGATGTCGTTCATCACTTGCATTAGTGCTTTGAACTGTGGGTCAGTTCTTGGGTCGATGTTCTCGGTCATCTTTAGCCTTTCGTTTGTTGGTGATTGACATTATCAGGTACGTGTACGCGGTTAGCAGACTTGCCAAAAACAAGTGTTTTATAATGACCATGCGCGCCAACCATTGCTGTATCGAAATATGGCCAGCGCTGACCGTAGGTTGTCCTCTAGGTCGAATAGGTCGTCACAGGTGCGTATCAGGCCGTAGGCCTGCAAATATCCGTTTGCGTAATACTTTGACGGTTTGCACCAAAAATAGTTGATTTGCATTGCACCGGCTGACCCGCCGTTTGGGTCTTTGGCGTTAAACGCGTCAGGTTGGCAACGGCTCTCACGATACGCAACCGCGACCAGTTGGGTTAGGTCTTGCTCGGCCCAACCGACGTGTCGAGCCATGTCAAACACCGTCTGACACGCGTCAGGTTGCGTTATAGGCGTAGTAACAACCGTGGTTGACGGTACAGGCGCTGCAGGCTCTAACCCCTGCCACACGGTTATTGGCGCTGGGCGTAGTTCTGCCGGTGTTGGGGTTGGTGGTTTGTGTAGTACGAATATTGACGTGACGCTAATAAATAGCGATATGCCAATTTTGGTGATGAGTGTCATAAGTGACCTACTTTCTCGGTAGGCCTATCACCTTAGACGGGTTTTGGTGGTGATGTGGGGAATGCCCCGAAAACCGCGTCAAATCGGGCTTTTACGATGTCGGGGTTGTGTGCAAGTAGGGGTTCGATCTCTATGTGATACCAGTCGCCTTGCGTGACGCTTGGTAGTGATTTCCATGTGCCACGATCGCAACGCCACGACCGTTGCAGCTGATAGTCGATCACAAGTTGTATGCCTAAGTGGTCGGCGTTTTGCAAACATTTGATGATGAACGCGAGCGATGTTTTGCGGCCCTCACGCATACCCAATTTTTTTTGGTTAAGCCAGCGATACGACAAATCCATTGCCAGCCCTCGAGCATGGTTGCTGACGATGCCGGGTCGTGTTCGCATATCGCGGTTGACCCATAGCCCGTTGCACCATAGTGACCCGTTGCTGTTTTTGCAGGCCAAATTTGACCATTTGCGTGTGCCTGCTAAACCGCCTTTAACGACTGGTTGCTGAATAGCGATGTACGGTTTAGTCAATCTTTGTCGTCTTTGTTTTCTTTGGGTATGAATATGCAGGCTAGATCGGGGTCACCAATTTTGGTTGATAGCCAAGCCAACACGCTCGAAATGATCGGGACGAGTAGTGCGATGAGTGCTGGGTCAATGTTGTTTTGTGTCGCCCAATAAATAAACAACCCGATTAGGCCGCCTTTGGTTGTTTGGTCGCCTATTTGTCGACGTGATCGGTTAATCGGTTTGCGCGCCATGATTATTGTCCGTCGTTATCGGGCTCGATTATTGGTGGTGGCGTAAAATCTTGTGTGTCATAGTCGTACGTGTAGCCAATTCCTGCGTAGGTTTTGCCTTCTGTGTCAAAAAATGTTTCAACCCAAACACCTGTATAACGTTCAGGGTTTGCTTGTAAGAATTGTTGTGTTACACAATGCACCGTTGTTACGACATTGTTTTCATCTAGTTGTGCAAAGAATTGTCGGTTCATACTTTAAACCTGACATACACTACGCCTGCTGCGCCGTTGCCACCCGGGTTTGTTGCGGCTGCACCGTAAGTGCCGCCACCGCCTGCACCGTAATTAACGCCGTTGTTACCTGCGCCAGTTGATTTGCCTGCAACACCGCCAGTCGTTGCAGCGCCTCCAGCGTTTTGACCGCCACCGCCTGCACCTGCACTAGCAACATACGCTGCACCACCAATAAAACTGCTGATATCAACACCAGCACCGCCAGCACCGCCATCTAAACTGACAGCGTTTCCGCCATTTGCGCCTGCGCCACCGCCGCCACCACCAGTTTGAACTGCTGAAGATGAACCACCTGTATTGCCTTGAATGCTTGTAGCAATAACCGCGTTAACACTTGTCCGCCCAGCCCCACGACCACCCGTGCTTCCTCCTGTGTTAAGACGCACGTCCGGACTGGTACTACCGTCACCGCTGCCACCGCCAGCAGACGAAATAACAGAACCAATACTTGAACCCAAACCGTAACTACCTGCAACCGTGTCGGTTGAACTACCAGCACCACCAGCACCAATTGTTATAGATTGGT